TGCTTCGTTTAAACCAGTTGGAGTCACTACTGCATTTGGTCAGTCTAACTTTGGGTTTGACCCAACTACAGGACAATTAACTTCTGCTGGCTACACCGCAACGCCTCAAGTGGCAGCACAGCGTGAAAGACTGTTTACTCTAGGCGCTGAAGCACTACCAACTACTGCTGATACAACAGCATTACAACAACAATATCTTGAGCAACAGCGTGGCTTATTAGCACCAAGTCGTGAACAACAACTAGCGCAGTTGCGTAATCGTCAGTTCCAGCGTGGTACAGGTGGTTTAGCTACTGGTGGCACTGTGGCAGGCTACGCTCCCGGCGCTACTGGTTTAATGCAGACCAACCCTGAGATGGCGGCATACTACAATGCACTTGCCAGAGAAGACGCTACTTTAGGCGCTAATGCACCTATTTATGCTCAAGATTTATTAAATAAGCGTATTGCTACTGGCACAAATCTATTTACTCAAGCTGGTGGATTAGAGACGATGGCACAGCAACCACTTACACTCGGCGCTGGTTTAGGCGCTCAAGCATCCACGGCAGGAGCCAGAGCAGGTCTATACGGATTAACAGGCGCTCAAGGTGCTGCTCAGACACAACTATATGGTAATGTTGCTGGTGCGTCTGGTCAATTAGGACAAGCTCAAGGATTGCTCACAGGAGTAAGTCCTTACCTGCAACAAGCTGGTAACTATGTACTAAACAATTGGTTAGCATAAGGAATAAGCATGGCAGATATGTTTGATAAAGAAGAACTAAGTATTGTTAGTGGATTATTTCCTAATACCTTAGCCATTGCTGAAGCAGAAAAGCTAGGACAGCAGGAAGCTGCTTATAAGCGGTTTAGTGGTGCTGCTGGCACACAGAATCCTTTTGGTGGTCTTGCTGGTTTGTCTGGAATGTTTGGCACTGCAGCAGGTCAAGAACTGCGTGGTTTAACTGGAGTACAGTCCCCAACAATGCAGTTAGTGTCTTTGCGTGACCGAGCTGCTAAACAGTTTGATACTAGCACTCCTGAAGGGTTGGTACAGATGGCTCAGTTCCTAAACCAACAAGGAGATGCTGCTGGTGCAAGACAGGCTATTATGGTGGCTCAAGGTCAAGCACAACGAGGCGCAACACTAGAAAGAACTGGCGCAGAAATTACTGCTAAAATGCGTGAGCCTCTACCTGCAGTTGCTAAACTACAAGCATATCGCACTAACTTAATTGCTCAGTTTGGTGAAAACGACCCAAGAGTTAAAGAAGTAGACAAGGTAATTGCTGCTGAGGGTGAGGGTAGGGGTACTAAGATTACGAATGTAATGGATACTCGTGGAAAGGCATTTGAAGCCGCTGATACAGAAACATTAAAAAAAGTTCGTACAGAAGCTGGCGCAGCGTCTGGTCAGCTATCTTTAATTGCTCAGGCTAGAGAAAACTTACCTCGTGCTGTAGTAGGTCAAGGACTTCCGGCACTTATTCGTGGATTAAATACACAATTAGCGCCATTAGGAATTAATACCGAACAAGTTGCTGGGACTCGTAATTTAGAACAAGCACTAAAAAGCATTATTGCTCAAGGTATTAAACAATACGGTGCAAACCCATCTACTGTTGACTTACAGTTTGCAGTATCTGCAGCGGCTGATATTAAAGACCCACTCCAAGCAATTAGTGCTACTTTGAATTATTTGGAGAAGAGAGCTAAATCTACTATTAATAAAGCAGATGCGGCTGATAAATACTTAGAAACAAAAGGAAATTTATCTGGTTTTGAAAGACAGTGGACTGAGTCACAAATAATAACTCAACCAAAAACCCGTACTTTGAAGTCTGGTATTGTTGTAACTGAGGACTAATATGCCAACATACACCATTAATGGTCGTAAATTTACAAGCCAAGAACCGCTATCTGATTCTGATTTAGAAGAACTTGCTGCTTCTTCGGGCATCACACCTCCAACCCCTGCTCCGTCAATTGCACAGCGATTAGGAAGTGCTTTTGTTGAGCAATTACCAGCTATTGGCGGCATGGTAGCTCCAGTTGCTACTACACTTGCTACAGGCGGTATTGGTTTACCAGTTGCTTTAGGCACAGCAGGAGTAGGCGCAGCTGCTGGAGAAACTCTAAAACAAATGATTCAAGGGCAAGAACAGCCGAATATTCCTCGTATCGGTCAAGAGGCTGCTTTAGGTGTAGCTGGCGAAGGTATTGGACAAGCAATAGTTCCTGCCATTCGAGGAGCAGTTGGTATAGCAAAAGGTGTATTAGGTTTACCACAACAAACCGCAAGACAGTTAGCAACATTGGAAGAACGGCAGGCTGCTCAACAGTTGCTACAACAGCAAGGTGCTACTCTCTCTGCTGGTCAAGTAAGTGGTTCCGCTTCTCAGTTATTTGAAGGGCTTACTCGTGCTGGTCTAGGCGAAGGGGCTTTTGCGGCTAACCAGAAAGCAATTGGAGTTGCACTACAGAATGAAAAGAATGCTATTGTAAATAGTATTGGAGATGCTAACTTAGATGCTGTAGAAGCTGGGAAATTATTGACAACAACTTTAGACGACGCTAGTGCTGTTTTCTCTAACAAGATTGCACCATTTTATGAGCGCATACTTGATAAAAAAGGCAAAGCAGTATTAGTTGATACACAACCAGTTGCTGACGCTGCGGCAAAGATTGTTACTGAAGCAAAAGTACTAAGCAAGTCTGGTAAAACAGCGGTTGCTTTAGACCCTGACGATTTAGCACAACTAACTCGTTTATCAGACACTGGTAACACAATGACTTTTAGTCAAGCACATGACTTCAGGTCTAAACTATTAAGACAAGCTCGGATTCTTGAAACAAAGTACGGACAAGGAACGCCGTTAGCAAACACAGTAAACGATGCTATTGCTACTGTAAACAAGCAAATGGATGCTGCTGCTGTAGAAATGAATCCTCAGTTGCTAAAAGAATATCGTGCTGTATCGTCGGAATACAAACGAGCAATGGGTACTCTATACGATGAAACTTTAGTTAAACTATTGCAAAAGAATCCAGAAAAGATTGGCGATGCTATTGGTCAATCAGGCAATATGACAGAAGCCTTGAAAGTAAAGAAAGCGTTACGATTTGCAAAAGAGCAAGGCATTAAAGGAACAGACGAGATATTTGATAACTTCTTGTCTGGTTATCTTCAGTCAACATTTAAAGCAACCGGTGATGAGGTTGGTTCATTTGCACGATTGGGTGACAAACTAGCGTCTGACCCACGATTTAGTCGCACTTTCTATACTGTATTGGCAGACAAGCCTGTTGTTAAAGAAAACATTAAGAATCTAATCAATGCAGCAAAGATTGCTGAACGAGAGAACAAGCCTACAATTCTTAGCGGTGTATTCGGTACTGGCGCTCAAGGCGCAATTATGACTGGTGTTGGAGCCGCCGCACTAGGTACTCCCGTTGATATTATTGCTCAAATCGCCGCAGTACAGGCTGGCGGGGCTTCAATTTTAACTAATAAAGCTGTTACAAATACTTTGTTACGAGCTGAAGAAATAGCACAGAAAGCAGGACAGTCAAAAGCCTATGAGTATCTGACTAACTCCAAGATAATTCAAAGATTCTTAGGACAAAGTGTAACAAGAACACAGCCTGTGTCTGAAGGTTTGTTGAATATTCCAACCGCACCTAGACTGTTCCAACAATAAGAACATGAATCATGTCCGACCAATTTGGGTTTCTCGAAGGAGCAAAATCTGTAACTAGTAGTATGGATGCCAGCCGTCAGGCTAGTAAGTCCATAACTAAAAGCATTACCGATGTACAGAAGGACGCTGGAGCAGCAGCACAGCAGAAAGACCTAGAGCGTAAAAGACATATACGAGAAGCACAGGTCTTTAAAGAGCAATACTTCAAGAGAGCAATGATGGAATGGCAACGCCAAGAAACCATCCGTATTGAGGAAGCTAAAGTCAAAACTGATTTTATTAAAAAGTACGGCGCTAAACGCTGGAATGAAATTGAATCCATTAAACAAAAGATAGAGAAACAAGATAATGAACTTACTAGACAGTTTAAAGAAGATTTGGCAAAGAGTCGTAGAGCAATGTTCATGTGCTATGCAGTGGCTGCGCTCATTGCTTGGTATTTAACTTGGGGGTATAAACAATGATTCCATTAATGGCACTATTTGATGTTGGGATGAAAGTCTTAGATAAGTTCATTCCTGATCCAGAAGCTAAGGCAAAGGCTCAGAAAGAGTTACTACAGATGCAGCAAGAAGGTAGACTAGCTGAGTTACAGGCTGATATGAATG